AGAGAATGGCAAGTAAATCGGGTAAGAAAACACCTAGAGAACTTGCGAAAGCGGCACAAAAGTTGTTACAAAAGAAAAAAGAAAAAAAAGTAGATCCAAAATATAAACCAGCAAAAGCAAGTGGATTAACGAGAGCAGAGAGACAGCAGATAAACAGAGCTGGTAAGAGATTAGTAAAAGATATGCAATCAGGTAAAGATAGACCAAGATCAGCATATGAGCCCGGAATGAGTGTTGCAATGAGAGGAAAAGAGTAGATTTAGTATCATAAACTGATACCACCAAATTGTTACTATTGTATATCACCATGGCAAATCTATTGTCATGTGGTATAATATTATTATATTATTGATTATTGATGATTGAATTAAGACCACATCAGAAGAGTGCTTTAGATGCTATGAGTGCATCAGATAAAGGACAGATCATAGTTCCTACTGGTGGTGGTAAAACTATGTGCATGATTGAAGATGTCAAGAGACAATTCAACAGTTCAGTAAATAAAACTGTTGTAGTTGTTGCACCTCGTATATTGCTTGCAAATCAATTATGTTCAGAGTTTTTAGAGCAGAATCTCGATAGTAACTATAATGTTGGTGTAGATGTGATTCATGTTCATAGTGGAGAGACACATTTTTACAGCACAACTAAGACTGATAAGATAAAGAAGTGGTATCACAATAGCACCAAACATATTATTATGTTTACTACATACCATTCACTTCATAGAGTGCAAGAGAGTGGTATTCATGTAGATACAATATACTTTGATGAGTCACATAATGCAGTTCAAAAGAACTTCATTGAAGCAGTTGAGTATTTCTCAATGTATGCAGAGAGATCATACTTCTTTACTGCAACACCAAAGCACAGTCTCACACCTTTGAAAGTTGGTATGAATGATACCGATATATTCGGTAGAGTGATCTGTCAAGTACCCGCACCAAAATTAGTCAAGCAGGGTTACATACTACCACCAAAGGTCGAAGTTTACAAGTCAAGAATACTTGAGAAAGATGAGTTGGTTGCTGACAGAGATTGTGAGCAAATGATTAGTGCGATTGATAATATTCGCAAGGACAAAGTATTGATATGTGCAAAATCAACTAAACAGATTGTAAGTCTTGTATCAAGAACGGAGTTTGTATCTGAACTTGCACACAGAGGTTACAGTTGGATGATGATTACATCAAAGACAGGTGCGATGATTGATGGTGAGAAGGTGACAAGAGAGGAGTTTTTTGATACACTTAATGCGTGGGGTAGAGATTACAGCAAAAGGTTTGTAGTTCTACATCACAGCATATTGTCAGAAGGTATCAATGTCAATGGTCTTGAAGCAGTTTTGTTTATGCGTAACATGGACTACATTGGTATCAGTCAGACAATCGGTAGAGTAATTCGTAAGGGTGCAGAGGACAAAGTATTTGGTCTTGTATGTGTACCTGTTTACTCTAATGTAGGTATCTCTACAGCGAAGAAAGTTGAGGCAGTAGTTGATACTATCTTCAATCAAGGCAAGGCAGCAACAACGGTGATTACACGATGAATAGAATTATTTTAGTATCAGGTGGATTTGATCCCATACATGGAGGTCACATTAAATATATTCGTGATGCGAAGAAAGTTGATCCACCAAGTCCATTATGCGTGGCACTCAATTCAGATGATTGGTTAGTTCGTAAAAAGGGTAAATTTTTTATGAATTTTGATGAGAGAAAAGAAGTTGTATCAGGTATGAAAGATGTTGACCTAGTGATACCTTTCATAGATGATGATGGTAGTGCTTGCGATGCGATTGATATGTGTTTACAAATTTACGATTTAGTGATATTCTGTAATGGTGGGGATCGTTATCAAGTAAACGCACCAGAGTGGGAGACATTTAAGAAAGACCAGAGAGTTCATTTTAGATGGAAAGTTGGTGGTGATGACAAACATAATAGTAGTTCACAAATATTAGAGCGTTGGGATAAAACATGAAACCAAGACAACACGCTGAAAAATTATTTAACGAAGGTGTGCCTGTCAATGATGTGGCAGATGAATTAAATCTGCCAAATATTATAGTGGAAAAGTGGTATAATACATATGAGTATAAAATCAAAAATGCTGATGAGATTAACAATCAAGTGAAAAAGTATTTACGAAAAAAATTATGAAAAACAAAATCCTCTTTGGAAACTGTCAAGATACATTAAAACAATTTGCACCAAATAGTGCAAGAACTTGTGTGACATCCCCACCTTATTATGGGTTGCGTGACTATGGAACTGCAACGTGGATAGGTGGCGACCCAAACTGTTCTCACAAGAGAGATAGTAAGGTCAAGGCAGAGAATTGTAATACAGGACATAAGAACCACGATGATATGGCAGGGGTAGGCGATGCCATATACAAAACAGTATGCCCGAAGTGTGGAGCAATCAGGCAAGACAGTCAGATTGGATTGGAAGAAACACCAGAGGAATATGTCGAAAAACTTGTAAATGTATTTAAGGAGGTGCGAAATGTGCTTACAGATGACGGAACTTGTTGGGTTAATCTTGGCGATAGTTACTATAATTACAGACCTGGAAAAGGACAAGGACTACCAAAACAAAGTGTCTCAACTACTAAACAAGACTTACCAGATATGTGTTCTCGCAGAGGAAATCGAATCGAAGGACTCAAAGAGAAAGACCTTATTGGAATCCCATGGCTCTTTGCCTTCGCAATGAGAAACGATGGGTGGTATCTACGTCAAGATATTATATGGCATAAACCAAATCCAATGCCAGAGAGTGTGAGAGACAGATGTACCAAGTCACACGAATATATCTTTTTATTCAGTAAAAACAGAAAGTATCACTATGACAATGAAGCAATCAAAGAACCCGCAAAAGATTGGGGAACAAGAGATAGGACAAATGGAAAATACCACAACGAAGGAACGGGACTTTCACCACATACGGGACTTACTAAAAGTTATCCAACAAAGAATAAACGATCTGTCTGGTCGGTAACAGTCAAACCATATCGTGAAGCACACTTTGCAACATATCCACCTGATTTGATTGAACCTTGCATACTTGCAGGGAGTGAGAAAGGAGATACAGTTCTTGATCCTTTCATGGGTGCAGGAACTACAGCAGCAGTTGCAAAAGCACTTGGTAGAAACTACATAGGGTGTGAACTCAATGAAAACTATGCTAGTCTAATTGAAAAAAGAATCAATGACTATCAACCAGTTCAAGAAGTGGCACAAGAAACCCCCATAAGTATTCTAGACATTATATAATAGAAGAGTAAACAAAGGAGAATTATGATCGAAGGATTAGTATTCACACTCGTATTGCTATCATTCTGTATTGGTTCAGCAATCGGTATTGTAAACTATGGAACAAAAGGGAGATTTTTCTAATGAAGTGTAAAGTACAACTTTATGTCGCAGGTCAGACATTCAATGAGATTGTCAGGGCAGTTGACTATCAGGAAGCAAGACAGGTTGCTCTTGCAAGAAATCCTAATGCCACTATTGTAAGTGTTACAGCAGTGTTCTAATGGGTGAAAACTATCAGAAGTTTTACCCTACCACTATTCCATCATTGTTAGATGCAAAAGTTGGTCAACCAACTGGATATGTAACCAAAGATGGGATGTGGGCAGCAGTGCCATCTAACGGTAAAAAGTTTGCCATCGTCCATAATGGTATCGTAGAACACTTTTCAAAGAACTTTGAATGTGCTATGACATACATAAAAAAAGGTATTCAACAAGAGAGGAAAAATGCACGATCAAAACCAAGCAGATAAGTGGGATAGAGGTAGAACTCTTTTACTAGAGTCCTTATATAAACCCGATACTAAACTTCGTGGTTGTGCATATAATCAGGGTTGTTTTGATGAAATGCTTGCGATTCGTGATGAGGTTATCGAATACGTTAGTAAATTAGAGAATCCACACGATGTCAAACCATTATCGAAGTGGAGATAATGAAGCATACATAAAGAAAATAAATACATCAGATGAGTTTTTCTTATGCTTTCAACCCAATACAGATTAAGACTAGAAGCGATTTGCAAGGACATTGCTTCGGGAGGTGAAGTTAGTTTAGAAGATATGATATGGGCAGAGAAATTGTCAAAGGCAAATACTTCAGCAAGAGGTATGTTGAAGAAGGCAAGAAGAATGAAGACTAACCCGAATGATTCTTTTCTCAATAGCTTGAACATAGGAGACTCCGATTCAAGTGGAAGACAGATTAGGGGTTTCGATAGTCCAGAGGAAATAGTTGATTGGTTTCGATCAGACCGATCAGATGATTGGCGACAAAGAGACTAATGGTAGTATGGTCGGTAGTAATAATGATAGCAATATTAGTGGTAGTTGTAACGTGGTATATTTACTACTTACTGAAGATGTCATTTGATGAAATGAATCAATAAGTATATGTGCGTAGGCATTTATTTTTTGTTACATTATAGTGGATTTTTGTGTGGGTTTCAATAAATAATTTTAGCATTTTATGGAGGTTAAGATGAATTAAACTTTCTACATTATGAATTTAATCTCAGTACAATATTTTACAAATGCACAACTTAATACCTTTCAATCAACTTAGTGGGTCTAAAGACTCAGACAAAGAATTAGTCGCAGACTACTACCAGTGCATTTTAGAATGTGATACCGATGGAACAGTCAGTAGATCAATATGTAAGGAGGTTTTCAAGCAGAAGTTTAATGGGTTATAAAGATGTACAAATACTATCATCCACCTTAACTTAACATCAAATCAACACAACCCTTGACTTAATAAGTCAGGGGTTTTATAATTAGTACAGTTATATTTCATTATGAAGGATAAACTCAAAAATCCATTTCGACCTGTAAAGAATGTGAGAACTGTTTATGACAGATTTCATCAAAAAAATGTAAAGGAAGTACAGGTACAATTTTCGGATGAAGACCCTGCGTGGATACCTTATGACACACTCATCGCAATGATGGAAACGGAGATCGAACAATGGATGTAAAAATCGGCAACATGGTCAGATATGTTGGTAAAACTGACAACGAAGTAGATTGGGGATACCATCAATACGATGACCCGAAGACAAAGTTATTACTAGGTAATACTTATATTGTAGAGGGTATAGAATATATCAGCAGTCATCCTAGAATATCATTAATAGGTGTGAAGGGTCATTTTCATATGAACTTGTTTGAGGTGGCAAGGGGTTGCGTACGTCAGGCACAACCACTTCAATGAAGATGAATCAACAAACCAAGTTAATGTACATACTTGAACATTTATATGCGATGGAGGATTTACTCAAAGACAATATAGATGAAGCATTACTATGTGCAAGTATAAGAGATATTAAATTTATTTTAGAAAGACAAAGACAATCTATTATGGAGAGGAAAGGTCTTGCCAGATAACCTAGAAGATGCTATAATATTAGCGTTCCTATGGGCAGAATACTTTGTCAAAACTGTTCTATGGGGAATATATTTAACATTACTTCGATTAGATTGGTATCTTTATAATCGTGGTATTGAGAGACACTACAGGAAAAAATGAAATCTTTATTTAAGATATTTTATACAAAGTGGTTTCGTTCTGCACCAGTTGTTGCAACGATATGGTTAACAATAACAGCAACCATACTGATTATGTTTAACTATTATTTTCCTGATCTATTATTTCACCCTATGAATTAAATGAGAGCAATTAAAAAGTTTAAGAATGTTATGTTTGCTATACATGAAAGTGTATGGTGGATAGTATCAGAGATAGAAGATTGGTTGTATCCATATAAGGATAGATTAACACCCGAAGAGAGTTTCCAGATCAGAGTGAAAGACCTTGATACAGGAGAGAATTATATGGTAGAAGAACATATACAAAGTATAAATGAAAGGATAGAAAGATTACAGGATGAAATGATATGGGCGAGGGATAGAATACACTACCTAGAGAATAAAGTAAAGAAAGTAAATGTCAAGAAGGATAGTCCATCTGTATCGGGTTCGGTTAGGAACATAACATAATTGCTAAATAATGTTACAAAACGTTACAATATGCAAATATGTTGAATAATAAAAAAGCAGCAAAGAAATTATTAAAAAGAGCAAAGGCACATCCTGATTGGTATTCAGATGAAGATGTGAAATATGCTAAAATGATTAAAAAGAAACTTAAAAATGTCAAACAGTCTGAAACTGAATCGAAATAGTGATGGGTCATTCACCGTAGAATGGGATAAAAATGATCCTGATTGGAAATGGATGAATAACTTGACTTCTAAAGAAATAGAGGGTATAGTAGAGGAAGCAATTAAATTAGACAGACAACATGGCAGAGGACATTCGTAGTTATGCTTTGGGTGGATTGGCAGATGCCATACAGGACTCACTTAATTCAGATTGCACACCAGAGGAGATTGTAGATTGTTTTATTACAACAGTCAAGAAGAATTTACAATATCATCGAGTTTGTGCAAAACACTCTAAACAAGTGTTAGATTTATTCTATAAGATAGATAGATCAAATAAAGTTGTCAATCTAAATGCTGACTCTTTACATGATAAGAAGAATTGGATTGATTACACAGAACTACCAGATCAGTTGAGTGATGAGGAACTTCTTAAGAAGGGATACAAAATGAAGATTGAAGATGGTTGTATTGTATGGACTAAAAACACAACAAAAAACTAATGGCACTATCAGAACAAGTCAAAGATTCGCTAGAGGAAGCGAAGAGTAATCTAAAAAATGCTCTTGCTTTCTCAGCGAGAAATGAGAAACCTATGATAAGTAAGCACATTGCAGATATGCTTGCTAATATAGATAACCTTATTATGGCATCAAATATTATGGACAAGATTGAGAATCGTAAAGATGGTGATAGTGGTACATTTGGAACATTCTTTAATGATTTTTCTTAAGAAATCATTAAGGAACTTGCTAAATTATAACTAGTTATGTTATAATATCCTCACATTAACGGAGAACTATGTTTAACCTAGACGAAGCGTATCATTCTTACTTGACAAGTAATAAAGTATTTCGTATAGATGGTGTGGGGGAGAAAGTTATAGCATATGGTTATAATTGTGATGGAAGTGGTATCACAGGACACTATGTTACCACCGAGAATCACAAACTATATTATGACCTAGAAGGTAGGTTTATCCGTAAAGAAACACTTGAATCCCTTATCACATCTAATAAATAGTAATGTACAGGAGGAAAACATTATGAAATCAATAGAAGATCACATCGAGAAAGACAAAAAACTAATTGATGATGCTACTATTTCAGCAGCTGCGAGAAGACACTACAAAGAAGAATTACATGAACTAGAAGTGTATGCAGACCATCATCATGACGAGATTGAAGCGGGAGATCATCACGATCCAAATGCACTAGAATTGTTCTGCGAAATGCACCCAGACGAACCAGAGTGTCTAGTTTATGACGATTAGGACATCGAAATAGCAAAATCAAGTGCTTTTTTAGCACTTTCAGAGAGTTTTACTATCTTTTTTGCGTGACTAATCTGAAATCCAATTAGATCACCATCGGGATCATCAGGAAATCCAACAGGTTGCACGAAGAATATACCTGCATTGGCAACACATCGCCACTTGATGTCCACAAATCCTAGTTCTCTTAATGCACACTCTAATTTGAGAGAATGGCATCCGTCAATCAACTTCATGTAGTATATACCGAACAATAAAAATATTTATGTTTTGATATGACAGTATTACAAGTGTCACATTCCCCCACACAGGGGGATTTTTTATGCTATATTAATGATGGGAAACAAAACATCTATGGTTTCGACCCACATACATCCAATACTGGTTAGGAGTGGAATAAGTCGAGTAATCTAGGCAAAGTTGCTCCATTATGTTTTTGTTTCTCTCACCTATGCCAATTAAATAAGTGTCACAAGAGGGTTCACAACCCTCTTTTTTATTGCTATAATAATTACATACACAACGGAGAACCCCTATGGAAATGGTAATTGGCGAATCAGTCAAGAAAACTAACAGAACTTTTATCAAGTCCTATACAGAAGATTACTGTAAGGCAATTACAGAGAACTATAGAATGTATCATATGGATAGTCTTACTAGAGAAAGTCATCCTAGTCCAGAGTATGCTCAACAACAATTAGATGAGATTGAGAATGGTACTGCAAACTTAATGAAGTTTGAGATAAGAGAAGGTAAGAAATACTACAAGATAGTTCAAGTTGAGTTCGATACATTTCAAGATAGAAATGAGTATAGAGATAGTTCAGTTCACTCATTCGTTGACAAAAATACAGGTGATGTTTACAAACCTGCATCTTGGAAAGCACC